CCAAGATATGTATAATCTTTGGAAGTCAATTGACAAGCGAATGGCAGAGATCATTAGGAATAATGGTCGCTACATTCGTCGTCGGGCGGAAGTCGAGAACGACGAATCGAGTACTTCCAACGTTTGGGAATACAACGTCCCATACGCTGGATGCTTTAACCCGCCGCCAGGATGGCCGGTTGGTAAAAGCATTGTTACTCGAAGGGCTGTGACGAAGACCCATATCTGGTTTGTTGGTGCCTTTCGGTACTACATACCCGATGTGGGATCGTCACTCTGGGATGCGAGAGCTCGTGCTGCTCTCTTCGGTGCGTTGCCAACGCCCGAATTGTTGTGGAACGTGCTCCCGTGGTCATGGCTTGTCGACTGGTTCGCTAATATTGGCGACATTGTCTCCAATGCTAGTTTGAATGCAGTCGACAACCTCACCACTCGTTACAGCTTTATTATGAAGCATGTAACGGAGACGCTTGAATACACTTGTCAGTGTATTCATTCAGGCGAACACGTGGAAGGTCCTGGTCCTCCGTACTGGAATGTATCGAAGGACTGGGATTCAAACGAGTTTACCTACACCTCACGTCAGGTAACTGAAACGAAGGTGCGTCTAGGTGGGGGAAACCCATTTGGATTGGATGTTCAGCTTGGAAGCCTCTCGGCTTATCAGCTGAGCATCCTCACGGCTTTGGGCTTGTCCCGAGGCCTTGTTCGATAAACTCAAGGAGCTTCGACGTGTTCTCTGACCCTCAATCGGTAACGTATGCAACCGTTGCCAAGTCACTTCCTGCCATTGGCAGGACTGACTCCGAATCGACCTATCGTCTTGATGACAACGGGGTCAAGTATACCTTGACTCTCAGTCATCAATACAAGGCTCGAAATCGGGTGGCTGCGCGCCTCAGGCGGGATTCCTTCGTCTCCGACCCGTTGGTGCCGGCCAACAGTATGTTGGCTAGCATGACGTGTTCGTTCACGTTGGATTTTCCGAACACCGGGCTTGCCGGCTCGGATGTTCAGAGCCTTGGTAAGGCTCTGGTTGGCTTCCTCTCGGACGCCAACATCCTGAAGCTCGTTAACGGGGAGACCTAATTAGAACCTAGGTCTCGTTCGGCGCTCTGCCGAAGTGCTACGTGGCTTACGGGGTCTTGAGAACACCCTGGACACTTCACTCCAAGAGGAGGAAGCGTGAAAAGCCTTGTAGACCTTCTTGAGCACCTCCTGCACGATTGTGGGAGGAGGAGTGGTGCCCCTGTTGCTCGCGACGTAAAAACGTTGCGGCAACGGGTCAAGCACGAGGGTGACAGTTTTATTACTATCACCCTTCCGAACTTCTGTCGTGACTTCGAAAGGAGCCTCGATGAAGAACGGATTGCGCCGGGATCGTTTCTTTCTTTTAGAAAGACGCGATCGGGAATTCCCGCATTTTTGCAGGGATTCCTCCGCAATGTGTTTGACCAGGAAGGAGTCCTACTTGCCGAACCCTCAACAGACTGCATCTTGTCGATCAGGCAAATTTGCCTCTTCGGCAAGAAGATTCAGAGACCTTGCAGTAATGCAAGGAACTCTGCTGCTGTTGACGGTTACGCCAAGTGCGATGACGATGTTGTTGACCTTGAAGAAGGTCAATTTCTTCGGTACTTTCGCTACGTTGCTAGCCATGTCATGGCTAGTATCGAGCTGTCTCAGGAGGAATTTCTCTCTGAGTTCGTACCGAAGCACGGCCCTGGTGCAACGCAGGACAGGCTCATCTCTAACAAGAAATGGACCTTTCCCACATGGCATCAGAGACTCTCAGATTGTGGATTGACACCCACATTCGCTATCGGCGTAAGTTACGCTGGCAGCGAAGATGAGAGTGGTCCGGACATTGTCCAGCCCGGAGCCGAGAAGCCCGTGAGGGTGGTATTGGTTCCTAAGACGCAGAAGACACCTCGAGTAATAGCCGTGGAGCCCTCTTGCATGCAGTTTGTGCAGCAGGGCCTCCTAGGCTACCTTGTGCCGCGCATTGAGAATGCTCGGCTGACTGGTGGTCACGTTAATTTTCGTGACCAGTCAATCAATCAAGGTTTGGCTCTTGACGCGTCAAAATATCGCCATTTGGCGACGCTTGACATGTCTGAAGCCAGCGACAGGGTCTCTTGCGCCCACGTGGAAGAACTGCTTCGCTCAGTTCCTTGGTTTAAGGAGCTGGTCTTTGCAAGTCGCTCACGTGGGGCCAAGCTTCCTGGTGGTCAAAAAATTGACCTCAAGAAGTTTGCCTCGATGGGCTCCGCACTCTGTTTTCCTATGGAAGCTCTTGTGTTTTATACAAGCATTATTGCTTCCAGGATTCTCAGAGCGGGTCTCTTTCCTACCGCACAG